TTACTTCTTCGCCTCTGCAACCACTTTACTACCCACGCCGCGGTTATTGTATTCCCACATGCGGTTGTAGTTAGTGTCATTCAGATTGCGCTGTATTTCGTCGTTATCATCTACGCTGCCGGTATTACCCGCAAACGGACGATTAGAGATCACCGCATCGGCCCACGGTTTAGCCGTGTTAAAACCTTCGTTGATGGCGCTATCACGGATCACCACCTGACCGTTGGTATTGGCATCAACATCCAGCGAGCGGCCCAGTTGCGCCACACCATCACCGAAAGCATTGAAACGGCTGTTTACGGCGAGGAAACCGTAGTAAATGTTGGACAGCGTAGCCGGTGCAAACACATACGCTTCTTGCTGAGTACGTGAGTTCACCACGCGGAATTCGGTGTTATCGAACACCACTGCGCCGCGACCAGAAACGATATCCACATCCCCTTCAATGTAGCTGTTGGTCACCAGCGTACGCGGCTGACGGTTGGTTTCCAGACGGTTCTGCACACCGCTGTTGGTGACAAAGAAGGTGTTCTGACGACCGAGAATGTTAACGTTGTTAATCTGTACCTGGTCACCATCAGTACGCAGTGCCACCGCCGGATGGTTACCTGCATCTACGCTATCGCCCAGCGTGTTTTCGATGGTCAGATTTTGCAGTTGCAGGCCATTGTTTTGTGACCAGAAGACCGCAGAGCAGAGAACACCGATACTGTCGCTGCGTTTGCTCTGGCAGCTATCGTACATATACCACGCTGGTTTACCTGGCATATATTTGCCGCGCGGGTTGACGTCGTGACGCCAGTCGGCAGGGCTCATGCCACCATCAAGGGAAAGCCCAATCTTCACATCAATCGGTTTTTCACCTGTACCGTACAGAGTAATTCCACCCGGAGCGGCAGGGACATATACCGTTCCCTGATACTCACCAGGCATCACGGCAATATACTGGCGCTTGTTGGTACGCTTGATAATTGCCGCATCTACCGCCGCCTGAATCGTGGTATGCGTTACACCTTGAGTGCCCGCCGGGCCGACAACAAAGTCAGGTTGCGCAGGCAGGGTAATCGGGGAAGGATTCCACGCTGCAGCACCTGGTGTCAGGGATGCAAAATAGTGTTGAGCATCGAAATTCTGCGCTTCTTTTGCCGACAGAATCGGGCGAGAAGAGGTACCAGGCGCGGTTTGATCAGAAGGACGTTGATCGGGCGGGGTTGAGCTACAGGCGGTCAGCGTCACGCCAAAAGCCAATGCCAGCGCCAGACGGGAAACTGAAAATGTGTTCACAGGTTGCTCCGGGCTATGAAATAGAAAAATGAATCCGTTGAAGCCTGCTTTTTTATACTAAGTTGGCATTATAAAAAAGCATTGCTTATCAATTTGTTGCAACGAACAGGTCACTATCAGTCAAAATAAAATCATTATTTGATTTCAATTTTGTCCCACTCCCTGCCTCTGTCATCACGATACTGTGATGCCATGGTGTCCGACTTATGCCCGAGAAGATGTTGAGCAAACTTATCGCTTATCTGCTTCTCATAGAGTCTTGCAGACAAACTGCGCAACTCGTGAAAGGTAGGCGGATCCCCTTCGAAGGAAAGACCTGATGCTTTTCGTGCGCGCATAAAATACCTTGATACTGTGCCGGATGAAAGCGGTTCACGACGAGTAGATGCAATTATGGTTTCTCCGCCAAGAATCTCTTTGCATTTATCAAGTGTTTCCTTCATTGATATCCCGAGAGCATCAACATGCAATGTTGTTGGGATGGCAATTTTTACGCCTGTTTTGCTTTGCTCGACATAAAGATATCCATCTACGATATCAGACCACTTCATTTCGCATAAATCACCAACTCGTTGCCCGGTAACAACAGCCAGTTCCATTGCAAGTCTGAGCCAACATGGTGATGATTCTGCTGCTTGATAAATTTTCAGGTATTCGTCAGCCGTAAGTCTTGATCTCCTTACCTCTGATTTTGCTGCGCGAGTGGCAGCGACAGGGTTTGTTGTTATATGGCCTTCAGCTATTGCCTCTCGGAATGCATCGCTCAGTGTTGATCTGATTAACTTGGCTGACGCCGCCTTGCCCTCGTCTATGTATCCATTGAGCATTGCCGCAATTTCTTTTGTGGTGATGTCTTCAAGTGGAGCATCAGGCAGACCCCTCCTTATTGCTTTAATTTTGCTCATGTAATTTATGAGTGTCTTCTGCTTGATTCCTCTGCTGGCCAGGATTTTTTCGTAGCGATCAAGCCATGAATGTAACGTAACGGAATTATCACTGTTGATTCTCGCTGTCAGAGGCTTGTGTTTGTGTCCTGAAAATAACTCAATGTTGGCCTGTATGGCTTCAGTGATTGCGATTCGCCTGTCTCTGCCTAATCCAAACTCTTTACCCGTCCTTGGGTCCCTGTAGCAGTAATATCCATTGTTTCTTATATAAAGGTTAGGGGGTAAATCCCGGCGCTCATGACTTCGCCTTCTTCCCATTTCTGATCCTCTTCAAAAGGCTACCTGTTACTGGTCGATTTAAGTCAACCTTTACCGCTGATTCGTGGAACAGATATTCTCTTCCATCCTTAACCGGAGGAGGGAATATCCTGCATTCGCGCACCCATCGACGAACTGTTTCAAGGCTTCTTGGGCGTCGCTGGCGAGCGTTCCACTCCTGAAGTGTCAAGTACATCGCAAAGTCTCCGCAATTACACGCAAGAAAAAACCGCCATCAGGCGGCTTGGTGTTCTTTCAGTTCTTCAATTCGAATATTGGTTATGTCTGCATGTGCTATCTGCGCCCATATCATCCAGTGGTCGTAGCAGTCGTTGATGTTCTCCGCTTCGATAACTCTGTTGAATGGCTCTCCATTCCATTCTCCTGTGACTCGGAAGTGCATTTATCATCTCCATAAAACAAAACCCGCCGTAGCGAGTTCAGATAAAATAAATCCCCGCGAGTGCGAGGATTGTTATGTAATATTGGGTTTAATCATCTATATGTTTTGTACAGAGAGGGCAAGTATCGTTTCCACCGTACTCGTGATAATAATTTTGCACGGTATCAGTCATTTCTCGCACATTGCAGAATGGGGATTTGTCTTCATTAGACTTATAAACCTTCATGGAATATTTGTATGCCGACTCTATATCTATACCTTCATCTACATAAACACCTTCGTGATGTCTGCATGGAGACAAGACACCGGATCTGCACAACATTGATAACGCCCAATCTTTTTGCTCAGACTCTAACTCATTGATACTCATTTATAAACTCCTTGCAATGTATGTCGTTTCAGCTAAACGGTATCAGCAATGTTTATGTAAAGAAACAGTAAGATAATACTCAACCCGATGTTTGAGTACGGTCATCATCTGACACTACAGACTCTGGCATCGCTGTGAAGACGACGCGAAATTCAGCATTTTCACAAGCGTTATCTTTTACAAAACCGATCTCACTCTCCTTTGATGCGAATGCCAGCGTCAGACATCATATGCAGATACTCACCTGCATCCTGAACCCATTGACCTCCAACCCCGTAATAGCGATGCGTAATGATGTCGATAGTTACTAACGGGTCTTGTTCGATTAACTGCCGCAGAAACTCTTCCAGGTCACCAGTGCAGTGCTTGATAACAGGAGTCTTCCCAGGATGGCGAACAACAAGAAACTGGTTTCCGTCTTCACGGACTTCGTTGCTTTCCAGTTTAGCAATACGCTTACTCCCATCCGAGATAACACCTTCGTAATACTCACGCTGCTCGTTGAGTTTTGATTTTGCTGTTTCAAGCTCAACACGCAGTTTCCCTACTGTTAGCGCAATATCCTCGTTCTCCTGGTCGCGGCGTTTGATGTATTGCTGGTTTCTTTCCCGTTCATCCAGCAGTTCCAGCACAATCGATGGTGTTACCAATTCATGGAAAAGGTCTGCGTCAAATCCCCAGTCGTCATGCATTGCCTGCTCTGCCGCTTCACGCAGTGCCTGAGAGTTAATTTCGCTCACTTCGAACCTCTCTGTTTACTGATAAGTTCCAGATCCTCCTGGCAACTTGCACAAGTCCGACAACCCTGAACGGCCAAGCGTCTTCGTTCATCTATCGGATCGCCACACTCACAACAATGAGTGGCAGATATAGCCTGGTGGTTCAGGCGGCGCATTTTTATTGCTGTGTTGCGCTGTAATTCTTCAATTTCTGATGCTGAATCAATGATGTCTGCCATCTTTCATTAATCCCTGAATTGTTGGTTAATACGCTTGAGGGTGAATGCGAATAATAAAAAAGGAGCCTGTAGCTCCATGATGATTTTGTTTTTCATGCTCACCGTTCCTTAAAGACGCCGTTTAACATGCCGATCGCCAGGCTTAAATGAGTCGGTGTGAATCCCATCAGCGTTACCGTTTCGCGGTGCTTCTTCAGTACGCTACGGCAAATGTCATCGACGTTTTTATCCGGAAACTGCTGTCTGGCTTTTTTGATTTCAGAATTAGCCTGACGGGCAATACTGCGAAGGGCGTTTTCTTGCTGATGTGTCATTGAACAAGTCCCATGTCGGCAAGCATAAGCACACAGAATATGAAGCCCGCTGCCAGAAAAATGCATTCAGTGGTTGTCATACCTGGTCTCTCTCATCTGCTTCTGCTTTCGCCACCATCATTTCCAGCTTTTGTGAAAGGGATGCGGCTAACGTATGAAATTCTTCGTCTGTTTCTACTGGTATTGGCACAAACCTGACTCCAATTTGAGCGAGGCTATGTGCCATCTCAATGCTCGTTCTTAACTCAACAGGAGATGCTTTGTGCATACAGCTCCCCGTTTATTATTTATCTCCTCAGCCAGCCGCTGTGCTTTCAGGGGATTTCGGGTAACAGAAAGGCCGGGAAATACCCAGCCTCGCTTTGTAACGGAGTAGACGAAAGTGATCGCACCTACCCGGATATTATCGTGAGGATGCTTCATCGCCATTGCTCCCCAAATACAAAACCAATTTCAGCCAGTGCCTCGTCCATTTTTTCGATGAACTCCTGCACCATCTCGTCAAAACTCGCCATGTAATTTTCATCCCGCTCAACCACGACATAATGCAGGCCTTCACGCTTCATTCGTGGGTCATAGTTGGCAAAGTACCAGGCATCTTTTCGCGTCACCCACATGCTGTACTGCACCTGGGCCATGTAAGCCGACTTTATGGCCTCGAAACCACCGAGCCGGAATTTCATGAAATCCCGGGAGGTAAACGGGCATTTCAGTTCAAGGCCGTTGCCGTCACTGCATAAACCATCGGGAGAGCAGGCGGTGCGCATACTTTCGTCGCGATAGATGATCGGGGATTCAGTAACATTCACGCCGGAAGTGAACTCAAAGAGGGCTCTGGCGTCGTTCTCGTACTGTTTTCCCCAGGCCAGCGCCTTAGCGTTAACTTCCGGAGCCACACCGGTGCAAACCTCGGCAAGCAGGGTGTGGAAGTAGGACATTTTCATGTCAGGCCATTTCTTTCCGGAGCGGGGTTTTGCTATCACATTGTGAACTTCTGAAGCGGTGATGACGCCGAGCCGTAATTTGTGCCACGCATCATCCCCCTGTTCGACAGCTCTCACGTCGATCCCGGTACGCTGCAGGATAATGTCCGGTGTCATGCAGCCACCTTCTGTTCAGAGGCTTTCTGTTTCAGGAATCCAAGAGCTTTCACTGCTTCGGCCTGTGTCAGTTCTGACGATGCGCGAATGTCGCGGCGAAATATCTGGGAACAGAGCGGCAATAAGTCGTCATCCCATGTTTTGTCCAGGGCAATCAGCAGAGTGTTAATCTCCTGCATGGTTTCATCGTTAACCGGAGTGATGTCGCGTTCCGGCTGACGTTCTGCAGTGTATGCGGTATTTTCGACAATGCGCTCGGCTTCATCCTTGTCATAGATACCCGCAAATCCGAAGGCCAGACGGGCACACTGAATCATGGCTTTATGCCGTAACATCCGTTTGGGATGCGACTGCCACGGCCCCGTAATTTCTCTGCCTTCGCGGGTTTTGAATGGTTCGCGGCGGCATTCATCCATCCACTCGGTAACGCAGATCGGATGATTACGGTCCTTGCGGTAAATCCGGCATGTACAGGATTCATTGTCCTGCTCAAAGTCCATGCCATCAAACTGCTGGTTTTCATTGATGATGCGGGACCAGCCATCAACGCCCACCACCGGAACGATGCCATTCTGCTTATCAGGAAAGGCGTAAATTTCTTTCGTCCACGGATTAAGGCCGTACTGGTTGGCAACGATCAGTAATGCGATGAACTGCGCATCGCTGGCATCACCTTTAAATGCCGTCTGGCGAAGAGTGGTGATCAGTTCCTGTGGGTCGACAGAATCCATGCCGACACGTTCAGCCAGCTTCCCAGCCAGCGTTGCGAGTGCTGTACTCATCCGTTTTATACCTCTGAATCAATATCAACCTGGTGGTGAGCAATGGTTTCAACCATGTACCGGATGTGTTCTGCCATGCGCTCCTGAAACTCAACATCGTCATCAAACGCACGGGTAATGGCTTTTTTGCTGGCCCCGTGGCGTTGCAAATGATCGATGCATAGCGATTCAAACAGGTGCTGGGGCAGGCCTTTTTCCATGTCGTCTGCCAGTTCTGCCTCTTTCTCTTCACGGGCGATCTGCTGGTAGTGACGCGCCCAGCTCTGAGCCTCAAGACGATCCTGAATGTAATAAGCGTTCATGGCTGAACTCCTGAAAATGGCTGTGAAAATATCGCCCGCGAAATGCCAAGCTGATTAGGAAAACAGGAAAGGGGGTTAGTGAATGCTTTTGCTTGATCTCAGTTTCAGTATTAATATCCATTTTTTATAAGCGTCGACGGCCTCACGAAACATCTTTTCATCGCCAATAAAAGTGGCGATAGTGAATTTAGTCTGGATAGCCATAATTGTTTGATCCATTTTTTGGGACTCCTGGCTGATTAAGTATGTCGATAAGGCGTTTCCATCCGTCACGTAATTTACGGGTGATTCGTTCAAGTAAAGATTCGGAAGGGCAGCCAGCAACAGGCCACCCTGCAATGGCATATTGCATGGTGTGCTCCTTATTTATACATAACGAAAAACGCCTCGAGTGAAGCGTAATTGGTATGCGGTAACGCCGCGCTCAGGCGGCTTTGATAGTCATATCATCTGGATCAAATATTCCTGATGTATCGATATCGGTAATTCTTATTCCTTCGCTACCATCCATTGGAGGCCATCCTTCCTGACCATTTCCATCATTCCAGTCGAACTCACACACAACACCATATGCATTTAAGTCGCTTGAAATTGCTATAAGCAGAGCATGTTGCGCCAGCATGATTAATACAGCATTTAATACAGAGCCGTGTTTATTGAGTCGGTATTCAGAGTCTGACCAGAAATTATTAATCTGGTGAAGTTTTTCCTCTGTCATTACGTCATGGTCGATTTCAATTTCTATTGATGCTTTCCAGTCGTAATCAATGATGTATTTTTTGATGTTTGACATCTATTCATATCCTCATAGATAAAAAATCGCCCTCACACTGGAGGGCAAAGAAGATTTCCAATAATCAGAACAAGTCGGCTCCTGTTTAGTTACGAGCGACATTGCTCCGTGTATTCACTCGTTGGAATGAATACACAGTGCAGTGTTTATTCTGTTATTTATGCCAAAAATAAAGGCCACTATCAGGCAGCTTTGTTGTTCTGTTTACCAAGTTCTCTGGCAATCATTGCCGTCGCTCGTATTGCCCATTTATCGACATATTTCCCATCTTCCATTACAGGAAACATTTCTTCAGGCTTAACCATGCATTCCGATTGCAGCTTGCATCCATTGCATCGCTTGAATTGTCCACACCATTGATTTTTATCAATAGTCGTAGTCATAAGGATAGTCCTGGTATTGTTCCATCACATCCTGGGGATGCTCTTCGAACTCTTCAAATTCTTCTTCCATATATCACCTTAAATAGTGGATTGCGGTAGTAAAGATTGTGCCTGTCTTTTAACCACATCAGGCTCGGTGGTTCTCGTGTACCCCTACAGCGAGAAATCGGATAAACTCTATTCACCCCTACAGAGAGCAAAAGAGAAACGCCGATGAACAACTCATGGTGGCAGGAACTAATGCATTTTTTCCTGCAAGGAATGACACTTAAACAGTTGATTCATATGCTAATCATCCTGATCATATTGATTATTGTTATGCCGGTAAGCGTAAAAGAATGGATAAACCTGCATAATCCAGAAATCCTTCCTCATTACTGGATGTATTACATCCTGTTGTTTTGCGTTAGCTATGTGCTTAACGGCGTTGTTAATTCCGCTTATCACGCTGTGACTGAAAGAATTGAGGTATTCGCTGCTCAGAAGCGCAAATCTAAAGAAGAAAAATATGTGCAAGATTTGTTTGATTCGTTAACTCTTGGAGAAAGAGCGTATTTGGCATTCGCTGTAGCCGCTAATAACCAGCTACAAACGGAAAAGGGCGCTCATGAATCAATTTCATTGCTCAAAAAAGGACTCCTCGTTCGAAGGCCTCCTGCTGTTGGATATCCTGATACCGACCGTTTCGTTATCCCTGAAAGCTATAGACATGAGTGCTACATTAGGTTTGCCGGGAAGGCAGACAGCCTTATGGATGAACTTATCGCTCAGGATAAGCATGGCAAAAACAAGTAATTAGCAAATGAATTTATCATCTCGCCGTCAGTTGTTTTGATTTCCGGTAGCCTGCCGCGTAAAGAGCTACGTTCGGAAGACAAGTTGAACCTTCATATTTTCTGGTCAACGTTGTCAGAGTTATCACTTCTGCTCTCATTGCTGGTTTGCGCTTGCATTGCAAGACCACTCGTGAAGGGGTTGGCCTGTGTAGCTTGTCGGAGCTGATCGCCTCCTGACTTTGCAGATTTGCGCGACGAGCTCTACGGCGAGAAGCTGCGGTGCCTTTAAATTCTGTTTTTCTGGACATGGATTCCTCCCGAATAAACTTTGGCGATGCAATCTCGAAGCTCCTCCTGAGACGGTTGCTTCGGCATTGCATCCCACAGCTTATGTGGTTGGGTGATCTGGCTTTTCAGCCACGTAGTCGAGAGTCGACGTTGTTTAAAGAGCCTGCCAGTCTGTTCCATTTGGCTTCCAGCGTCCTGCTGACGGTTAAATAGTACGATATGTACTTTACAAGATCAATACAATTTGTTGTAAGTTGGCGTGGTTTTTTATAACGCTTTGTATTTAATAGTGTTGTTTTTTAGCGTGGATGTATTGCCTCGGCGATGTAAGGAGAGATCAGAATTGCGTGGTTTAGTGGGTTGCATCTATTTATTTTTCAATAAATACAATTGGTTATGTGTTTTTAGGTGGGGCGATCGTGAGGCAAAGAAAACCCGGCGCTGAGGCCGGGTTATTGTTGCTTGAGTTTTTCGTTATAAATCTGTTTCAGCTTTATTGGTATGAAAAAAGAGCATCCAAATGAAATTATGCTTAGCCAGCATATAATAAACTCAAGTGCCAGACTCAGGTTGGTCACAGGCGGCTTGCTTGCTAAGATTTTACTGGTGTCTCCTGGTGGCAGCAGCATGTAGTAGAAGAATATTAAGCACAAGACTGTAAGATAGAGGTAAAAAAGCATCATGTAACGAGAAAACCGAATTTCGAATTTCCTCTTAGTTGCATACTTTTCTGATCTTGATTTACCTTCTGTAAACGATGCTACGTCTCCACTTGTGGTTATAACAAGTAACAGAAACCCTGTTAATATTGAAAATATATTTGCCACAAGTCCAAGCAACTCTTTGTTATATCTAACCTTATCATGTAAATAATAAGTTAATACAAGAGAAAGGCAGATAAAAAAGATTATGGAAAAAATATAACTCCAATCTTTACCTCTCATTCACACCTCCCCCTTTGGTTATACGTACAACCCTCCATTATAGTATGAAATCCTTGAAGTGCTCAAGAATTTCCTTAGCGTGTTCCGCTTTTATGGTGGTAGAGCCATACTTTCTTGTGTAATAATCTTTTTTTGTTTTGATTTCAGAGCTTTTGATCGCTTGGCCTTTTGATGTTGTGATGAAGAACTCTTCCGATAATTCATCAATGATCAGGCTTGGATTTTTGTTCGCAATATTTAAGAGTTTTGGGTTATGTCTCTTGTCAAGAGTCAGAAGCCCATAGAAAGAGTTGTCATCATCTTGCTCTTTCTCAAATAATCTTGACAAAGCTTCTTTAGCTTTTCCAGTGATACCTAATGATGTTGCTTTTGCCTCTTCTAGATCTTCTTTTGTTGTTTCAATACTTAGGCTGATGGAGCGTATTCCATCTTTTATTATCTTGCCAAGTGCATCTTTGTTGAGTTTCTCAGAAATATTCACATTGATATTCATGAGGCTAAATATTTTTTTTAACTTAGATAAAGGATGAGTTCCTGATAGTTGAAAAATTGTTAGAATATTGCTTTCTGTTGCAAGCAAGAATATATGGCATTTATCATAATTATCTACATCCTGCAAATCGTTATGGTCTCCATCTTTTGGAGTTACCGGGACCAAAGCTTTGGGCTCATAGAGTGTTATCCCAGCAAAGATTTGGTCATCGTTAACTATTAGACTTTTTATCCTTGCCCGAGTGTCGTTAGAGTACTCAAAGTCATAGTTTTGTTTGAAATTTTCGCATGTCTTCAAGACATCTACAAATGAGTATCCGTCATTACAATCTACTTCAAATAGCGAAGTTTGTACTTTTTTGGGGAAATCTTTATTTTTTTCTTCCGAAAAATTCATTGGCAATCCTTATTTTTTAATAAATGATTTTCAGTAAATTAATCAGTAAGTTGTTTAGCATAGGGTATGTGCGCTTTTGATAAATTACATGCAGTCACATCACCCAAACGTCTCTTCAGGCCACTGACTAGCGATAACTTTCCCCACAACGGAACAACTCTCATTGCATGGGATCATTGGGTATTGTGGGTTTAGTGGCTGTAGAAACATCTGACCGCTATCCCTGATCAGTTTCTTGAAGGTAAACTCATCACCACCAAGTCTGGCTATACAGAAATCGCCTGGCTCAACAGCCTGCTCAGGGTCAACCAGAATTAACATCCCGTCAGGAAAGCTGGGCTTGGAACCTGTTGGTGCGGTCATTGAGTTACCTTCAACCTCAAGCCAGAATGCAGAGTCACTGGCTTTTTTGGTTGTGCTTACCAATCTCTCCGCATCGCCTTTGGTAAAGGTTCTGAGTTCTGGAGAGAACATCCCAGCCTGAACATGAGAAAAAACAGGGTACTCATATTGTTTTTTAACTGGGGCCGATGAGTATTCGCCAACAGGTGAAAATGTCCCGTCGTGGTTGAATGATATGTTATCAATACCAAGGTATTTAAACACCACACCAATATCACTAAGAGATGGATGACGAGATCCGCGCAACCAGTGTCCAATCCCACCCTGCGTCATACCTAGCTCTTCGGCTAACTTCTCTTGAGTTATGCCGAGCTCTTTCATTCTGGATCTAGCCAGTTCATACCATTTCATTTTCATGTCCTTATTATTACGCTTTGTACTGGAACCATCCATGCACAATGTGTATTTTTACTTGTATTCGTAAAGTACATATTGTATTTTTTATTCGTGTTTACTATGGAGGGCATATGAGCAACCTACGAAAATATCGAGAGTCACTGAATATCTCTCAAACAACACTTGCTAAGGCAGTTGGATGCACACAGGGAGCTATCGGACATTGGGAATCTGGTCGTCGCTTCCCAGACCTTAAAACATGCCGTGCTCTTGTTGCGTGCCTAAACAAGTTAGGCGCAAAAGTCAGTCTTGATGACGTGTTCCCGCCGGAACACAAAGCCGCTTAATAAGCGGATCCGCTCTTTGTAACAACGGACATTCGTCCTACGTCGCTGAAAAGCGAGTTCCAAGATATCTGACCAACTAAGGCCATATGCGTTTCCACGCATACCTTTCAACTAACTATTCACTATTGGAAATCTTAAGAAATGGAAAGAACAAGTTACAGCAAACTATCACAGCGTGACGTTGATCGCGCAGAAACAGATTTACTTATCAATCTGTCAGCTATTACCCAGCGCGGTCTGGCAAAGATGATTGGCTGTCATGAATCGAAGATAAGCAGAACGGATTGGAGATTTATTGCTTCGGTCTTGTGTGCTTTCGGAATGGCATCAGACATCAGTCCGATTAGCAGGGCTTTTAAGTATGCGCTTGATGGACTCACCAATAAAAAACGCCCGGCGGCAACCGAGCGTTCTGAACAAATCCAGATGGAGTTCTGAGGTCATTACTGGATCTATCAACAGGAGTCATTATGACAAATACAGCAAAAATACTCAACTTCGGCAGAGGTAACTTTGCCGGACAGGAGCGTAATGTGGCAGATCTCGATGATGGTTACGCCAGACTATCAAATATGCTGCTTGAGGCTTATTCGGGCGCAGATCTGACCAAGCGACAGTTTAAAGTGCTGCTTGCCATTCTGCGTAAAACCTATGGGTGGAATAAACCAATGGACAGAATCACCGATTCTCAACTTAGCGAGATTACAAAGTTACCTGTCAAACGGTGCAATGAAGCCAAGTTAGAACTCGTCAGAATGAATATTATCAAGCAGCAAGGCGGCATGTTTGGACCAAATAAAAACATCTCAGAATGGTGTATCCCTCAAAACGAGGGACAATCCCCTAAAACGAGGGATAAAACATCCCTCAAATTGGGGGATTGCTATCCCTCAAAACAGGGGGACACAAAAGACACTATTACAAAAGAAAAAAGAAAAGATTATTCGTCAGAGAATTCTGGCGAATCCTCTGACCAGCCAGAAAACGACCTTTCTGTGGTGAAACCGGATGCTGCAATTCAGAGCGGCAGCAAGTGGGGGACAGCAGAAGACCTGACCGCCGCAGAGTGGATGTTTGACATGGTGAAGACCATCGCGCCATCAGCCAGAAAACCGAATTTTGCTGGGTGGGCTAACGATATCCGCCTGATGCGTGAACGTGACGGACGTAACCATCGCGACATGTGTGTACTTTTCCGCTGGGCCTGCCAGGACAACTTCTGGTCCGGTAACGTGCTGAGTCCGGCCAAACTCCGCGACAAGTGGACCCAGCTCGAAATCAACCGTAACAAGCAACAGGCAGTCGTGACAGCCAGCAAACCAAAACTCGACCTGACAAACACAGACTGGATTTACGGGGTGGATCTATGAAAAACATCGCCGCACAGATGGTTAACTTTGACCGTGAGCAGATGCGTCGGATCGCCAACAACATGCCGGAACAGTACGACGAAAAGCCGCAGGTACAGCAGGTAGCGCAGATCATCAACGGTGTGTTCAGCCAGTTACTGGCAACTTTCCCGGCGAGCCTGGCTAACCGAGACCAGAACGAACTGAACGAAATCCGCCGCCAGTGGGTGCTGGCTTTCCGGGAAAACGGGATCACCACAATGGAACAGGTTAACGCAGGAATGCGCGTAGCCCGTCGGCAGAATCGACCATTTCTGCCATCACCCGGGCAGTTTGTTGCATGGTGCCGGGAAGAAGCATCCGTTATCGCCGGACTGCCAAACGTCAGCGAGCTGGTTGATATGGTTTACGAGTATTGCCGGAAGCGAGGCCTGTATCCAGATGCGGAGTCTTATCCGTGGAAATCAAACGCGCACTACTGGCTGGTTACCAACCTGTATCAGAACATGCGGGCCAATGCGCTTACTGATGCGGAATTACGCCGTAAGGCCGCAGATGAGCTTGTCCATATGACTGCGAGAATTAACCGTGGTGAGGCGATCCCTGAACCAGTAAAACAACTTCCTGTCATGGGCGGTAGACCTCTAAATCGTGCACAGGCTCTGGCGAAGATCGCAGAAATCAAAGCTAAGTTCGGACTGAAAGGAGCAAGTGTATGACGGGCAAAGAGGCAATTATTCATTACCTGGGGACGCATAATAGCTTCTGTGCGCCGGACGTTGCCGCGCTAACAGGCGCAACAGTAACCAGCATAAATCAGGCCGCGGCTAAAATGGCACGGGCAGGTCTTCTGGTTATCGAAGGTAAGGTCTGGCGAACGGTGTATTATCGGTTTGCTACCAGGGAAGAACGGGAAGGAAAGATGAGCACGAACCTGATTTTTAAGGAGTGTCGCCAGAGTGCCGCGATGAAACGGGTATTGGCAGTATATGGAGTTAAAAGATGACCATCTACATCACTGAGCTAATAACAGGCCTGCTGGTAATCGCAGGCCTTTTTATTTGGGGGAGAGGGAAGTCATGAAAAAACTAACCTTTGAAATTCGATCTCCAGCACATCAGCAAAACGCTATTCACGCGGTACAGCAAATTCTTCCAGACCCAACCAAACCAATCGTAGTAACCATTCAGGAACGCAACCGCAGCTTAGACCAGAATCGAAAGCTTTGGGCTTGCCTTGGTGACGTCTCTCGTCAGGTTGAATGGCATGGTCGCTGGCTGGATGCAGAAAGCTGGAAGTGTGTGTTTACCGCAGCATTAAAGCAGCAGGATGTTGTTCCTAACCTTGCCGGGAATGGCTTTGTGGTAATAGGCCAGTCAACCAGCAGGATGCGTGTAGGCGAATTTGCGGAGCTATTAGAGCTTATACAGGCATTCGGTACAAAGCGTGGCGTTAAGTGGTCAGACGAAGCGAGACTGGCTCTGGAGTGGAAAGCGAGATGGGGAGATCGGGCTGCATGACTATCAAATCAAATACGCCAGCACACGACAAGGACTGCTGGCAAACGCCGCTTTGGCTTTTTGATGCACTGGATATTGAGTTTGGATTCTGGCTGGATTCGGCAGCGAGCGACAAAAATGCTCTGTGTGCTCACTGGCTAACTGAGGCCGACGACGCGCTCAATTCTGAGTGGGTAAGCCACGGTGCAATCTGGAATAACCCACCGTACAGCAATATCAGGCCGTGGGTGGAAAAAGCCGCTGAGCAGTGCATACAACAGCGACAGACGGTAGTTATGCTGTAA